TCATTTTCTTCTTTTAGTACCGCTTCTTCTTTTAGTACCGCCTACGAACCCCATAATTTCTTTGCTTAGTTTCGCTTGGCTGCTTTTGTACGTTGAAGTGGTGATTTCTCTTTTTGTAGCTTCACCAAAAGAATTCACAAATGTTTTTCCATTTGTTTTTTCAGCAGTCACATTTCTGCTTGCGGTCACTATTTTGTTTGTTATCGAACGCTTTTTTGATTCAAGCGCCTGTTTTTTTCTCTGTACATCGTAATATCCGCTTGGCATATTCCACGCAGGATTTTTTGATGCGTAATCCGCCAACCTTTTATTCAGTTTGTCAATTTGGGAATTCAGGCTTTTTTCTTTCTCTTTTAAGGCGCCTATATTCGCACTACTGCCGCTTCCAGAACCTCTACCGCCCATTGTCGCATCTCCTTTTTAGTTGCTTATAATATGGCTGAATCCTCGTGACGTTCCAATCAAATTCTTCCGGGCATTTGCCATGCCACAAAATCTCACTGGGTTCAAGCCTTGCCAATGCTGCCCGAACGCCTTTTTCAAACAGCGCTTGATTCTGCTTGTTTTGCTGCGTTCCTACGCTGGAAATAGCAACAATCGAATGTTGCGGCTCGCCGTCAAAACAAAACTCGTAGCTTTGCTCATCGCTCCAACATAAGGTTGGCACAACGTGAATCCCGCATTGCTGCCAGTATGCCGCTAGCCAGTGCTTGCGATAGTGATTGTATATCTGCATAGCAAGCGGCATATCTGTATACATTGAGAAATCAGGAGCACACACAGCGCCAAATTTGCGTAGCATCGGAATGTACTTGTCCGGCTGATTCCACACCCTTTGGAATTGATAATCGTCCACGAAAAAGTGAACTCCTTTTGTTGCACAGTCAGTACAGGTTTTTGCAAAGTTGAACGGAATCCATTCCAGATGCCGCACATCAATGTGTTCCGGCTGGATAATCGGCGCATCGTATTTGCCAATGCCTAAAAAGTTAGCTTTGTCGAGGTTTTCAAAATTCAACATCTTGTCATCCCTCGCCTTCTGTCGTACGGTCTAGCTCCTCTGCCGCCTTTCGCTCCATCAAATCCTCGTACTGGTCTGCGTCTCCGAGAATGGTCAATAGCTTGTGCGTGATGTACTCGTCGTCGAAATATTCTGCTCCGAGCAAGACCGTCTGCGCCTCTTCCTGCTTGTTGATAATCTGGTTGCGCGTGTATGTCGGATCGTCATCAAGCCCGGCAACCGCCAAAATGCCCTTGATGCAGCGCGTCACGCAGCTTTCAAACTTGTCCGTTTTCAGGTCGAGTGGCACATAACTGGCCTTGATGGCCGTTGCAGTTTGGTTGCCAGCGCTGACAGCGGCAGAATCAAAGGCCTGAAAGTCCTCGTATAGCTTTTTGGTGAGCATATCAATAGTCGCCTGCGTGCCTTGGAACGGAGCTTCGATGCTCTGTGGCGTGGCCTTCGCGCCCTCTTCACCGTCAGCATGGGCTACATGGGTCGTTTTCAGACGCTCAATGAACTTTGTGTCGTCCTGCTCGTCCATGCCTCCGCAGTTGGTCAGAACCCAGAAAATCAGGTTGCCTTCGTCAACGTTGTTTACCATGTTGGAGCTAGCAAGGTCGAGCGCGTCAATGGTATTCTGTCGCCCCTGTAGCTCGCTGTGGGCCTGCTCGCCGTTTTTCAGCGGGATAATAGGAAATCCTGGATAGTTCTCACCGTCATAAATTTCTGTGCCGTCTGCCTCGCTGGTGCGCAGCTTCAACTTGTATGCGCGTTTCGGCTTGAGAATCGCCATATCATCGCTTTTGGGCTTTAGATACTCTGTATAGCCGTCAAGCTCGTACAGCGTGGCGCGCAGTGGCTTATTGTCTGCCACCTGCCAGAAACGGATTCCGGCTTTAATGGAGCCGTCTTCCTCGTCGTACAGAGGAACAAATTCCTCTGCTGCAAATACCTGCACATGGTCGAGATTCCAGAACACGAAGGACTGCCCGTCAATCAAAGCATGACGGGCAGCGTCCATAATATCTTCGTCAAACGTCGCACCCAGCGCCTTTTTTGTCTCCGGTTCCTGAAATGAAACGCCGTTGCCCAGCAAATACGAAACTTCTTGGTCTACGACCAAGCCAAAAAACTTGCTTGCAATCTTGTGATTTGCCGTGTACATGTCACGGTGCGCCTTGCCCTGCATGTCGTAAATGATTTTCTCGTATTTGTTGATTGTAGGGTTTTCTCCGTGGTAATACTTGTTGGCGTTCGCTGCAAGGCGTGTGCTATGGTCGGCCTTATACTCATTGATTGCGCCAAGTATGAAACTCATGCGGGCTTTTTCGTCCTCGCCAACCGCTACAAAATCTTGGTATGTTTTCACGTCTTCTCACCGCCTTTACACGAAAATGCTCTTGTATCTGGTTTCGGCGGTGTCCCCCGCCTTGTTCGCTGTGCTTTCCATCGCATAACGCACTGCATCAATGTGATGGTTGTTCAAATCCGGGTAGCCTTCCAGCACTTCACCCGTCTTGCCGTCCCGCTCGTATTCATACTCGCTGAACTCTTTTGCAGTATCCGGGCATCGTTCCGGGTCAATGACAATAGCTTCCAGCATTTGCAACCATTTTGTGCCATACCGAACCGATTTCGGCCCCTTGCGGGCTGGGAACGTCTTTACGCCGTACTTGTTATAGTCAGCAATAGATTTTGGCTCGGCGCTATCCGCGCAGACTTTATCCTCACGCGTCAGCCCTCTATCCAAAAGCAGTTGCGCAGTGTCCCTGTTGCTGGTTCTGCGCCGTGTCAGTTCATCGAAGATGTACAGCGTGCGCCGCGCTGCGTCATAGTGCATTGCATTGTATGCCCATGGGTCAGGATACCAGCCCCAGTCAACGCCGCGCTTGATTCTGTCGAATGTTTTCAACTGCTCGTCTGTGATTGGTTGAATTTTCAGGTTTTCGAATACCGCTGTGCCGCTGCCGACAACCTCGCCCAGATACTCGTGTCGGTAGGCCGTTTCGTTTGTGCGCTGCAAATATTCAGCATCGGCCAGAAACCGCTCTCCGAGCCATTCTGCGGGCGTTGTTTTGTAGGTGGAATGATGTACTAGCTTTCCCTTGCGGGGCTGCAAAGCGTAGCCGTTCGCCCAGTTGCGGGCCATTGCAGGCGGGTTGAAGCTCTTGAATGTAATTGACCAGTTACCTCCACGCAAGCACGACTGCTCAACATTTCGTATCTGCTCTGCGCCGTCAAATTGGTCTAGCTCCTCAAACCAAGCAATCCCGATATAGCCAAACGGCATCTTCACCGATTTGACCTTGCCTGGGTCATCCATACCGAAAAAAAGCACCTTTTGCCCAGTTGGCAAATAGGTGCATTCCATAGGGGATACAGTGCAGCGAAAATGGTCGTGCAAGCCTAGCTCATTGATAGCCCAAACGATTTGCGCATACACGCTTGTGCGCAGTGTGTTGCCGACCTTGCGGAAAACCGCCGCGTGGCATTGCGGATGCTTTAGCAGTTGCAAAATTAGCTCTATGCTGATATAGCTGGATTTTGTACTGCCGCGCCCGCCCTTTGCGACAAGCTCTTTTACATTGCCTGCCTTGATTTCACGGTGGACTTTTGCGAAGCAAGGGGAAACAACGCCAGATAGCTTACAAGTCATCTATGATTAGCACCTCGCTATCCTGCTGTTGTTCCGGCTTATCCTGCCATCCGAAATTTGCCCGCAAGCTGAACTGTGCGCCGCCGGAGCCGTCTTTGTCATACAATCTTTCTTCGGCGTACTGTTCACAACGGGTCTTTGCACGCGTAATCGTGTCATTGAACTCTGGTTTATTTTGGTAATTCAAAAGCGCCTGCCTTGATGCAAAACCAAGTGCAAGCGCCAACCCTGTCACAGTAGGCGGCTTTTTATCGTCATAGATGATATAGCCGTTTTTATTTCGCATCGGTTCGCCGTTATCGTCTAAGAACGGCTGTCCTTTGCAGGCTTCAAAGTAGGCATCAATCTTTTCTTGCATTGCCTTTACGCTTCTGTATTTAGGTGGTGCGCCCACCGGATTTTTTCTTGATGCCACTTTATCACCTCGCCTTACAATACAAAAAGCCCACACAATTTGTGTAGGCTTATATCCCCAAACCCCCTTTGCGCCGGAGGAAAAGCGCGTTCCCGCCCTGTCGGTGTATGCTGTGCCGACCTCACCCGTTGCGGGGAGCAAATCCGCAACGTAATCCAGCGTTATTTATATCCCGTCCGCTGGTCGCGGTCTCTGCTTTGATATTATGGGTTCCGGCGATGCGCAACTGCGTCAGTAACGGAGTCCGCACAAGCAGATGCCGGCAGACTTTTTCAGGCTCTCGAAGTCCCGTTGCGACCTGCCATCGCGCCGCGCTCCTGATCGGCTTTCCGCTTTGCTTACAGCGTTCAGGTTATCTATCGCGTTTTGCCTGCGCCTGGCTTTCACCGGTGGGAGCGACCCAGCATGTGCCCTCAGCCGGACTTGAACCGGCACACCAAGGCTCTTGCCATTGAGCTACAAGGGCATGTGCGGCTTGCCGTTTGCACGACCATTGTCATCATTTGTGAGGGATACCGCGCCCGCTCACACAGACAGGTTGCGACCCTGCCCTCTGGTACTACACATAGGTCTTGCACCTTTGCCGCGCCGTTGCTTCGGAACGCAGCGCCCTTGCCGTATTGACTGGTCAGTCCCAGTTTGCGGCTGGCTATGCAGTAAATAAAATGCCGGTCTTTCCCGGCTGTCAGTATCGAGAATAGGAGGTTTTGCTATGGACTATAATGTACCCTCTTTACAGTTTCCAGCATATTCATAATACCACTTGACAACGTCCCCACAGTTACCCTTTTTTCTTGTCCAAAAGCCAGAAAAATTTTCTTCTGCTTTCGTAAAACTGCCGTCTGCCGCAATACACAGGCTGGTATTCGTAAGCAGTTCCCTCTGTTACATTTTTCAACAGAGCGCACCAGTTTAAGGGGTCTGCTTCTCTTGCCGCGTCCTCAATGATTCGGACATCTGTGCTTAACTTTAGCGCTCTGTCAGCCTTTCTAGCTGTTGGGTCTGCCTTTCCGTTTCCGTGCGGCAAACCGTCATTTGAAACCGCATCAAGACCTCTTGCACTAGCAATTTCCAACCGCATTTCAGCGTATCTTTTGCAAAAGTGCTTTAATTCAAGGTATCTTTCTTTTGAAATTCCATATTTATCTAGGTTGAGCGGTCTTTCTCTCATTTTTGCTCCTTTCTTCCATTTTCATGCAGCGCGGCAGCGTGCAAATATTGTCATTCTTCCACTCGCATGTCGCGCAAAGATGTTCGCGGGCGTATTCATCAACTAGTTGCTGTTTTGTCATGGGGTCACCTACGGGGGTAGAAGTCATTTTAGAAGCCTCCTAACTATACGATAAATGGCAATGCCGATACGGGTTACGACCAGCAGCGGCCAGAAAACAAGGACAATAACGTTGTCTGCACCGTCTACGGTGTCCATTCGGTCTGTGTGGTTGATGTACAGGACGGAGAGCAGGCCGCACAGGTCGTAAACACATACGGCGGCGATAACAAGGATAATGGTCATGGGGTCACCTCCGGGGGGTTGGGGAGCGGCATCCAGTGGGTGACATTTACAAAGTCTGGTAAATATTCCTCACTGAACCATACGTCCAAATCATCGTCTCTCCATGCCATATAAATGTTGTGACAAACAGAATCGTAGATAAGTACGCGTTCGTGTTTGGCTGGCAGTCTGTCTTTAACGCTTATCCAATTACACATAGTATCCTTCCTCTTCCGGCAATCTTGGTAATGACATCCAATGAGTGACATTTACTCCTGCAGTTTCGTAGGTGTGAGGTTCTCCTTCATTATTTGTTCCATCATCGAAATAGCCACCGTAATCACACCAACCACGTTCCGTGTCGTAAAATGCCAAATAAGTGTCCACACCAGCCCAATGGTCTAAACGCACAAGAACCTTTTCATATGGGTCAGGTAGCCTGTCTTTAACGCTTACCCAATGTGCCGTAGGCCGCAGGGATTCTGGGTCGATGGTGGGGCAGTCGTCCGCAACACTTTTTACCGCTTTGCACAGTTCCTGCATTTTGAAGCATCGGTTGATTTGTCTCCCGTCTGCTGCCGCCATCGCCTTGTTCCACTCACCGTAAGCGTGTTCGGCAACCTCTACAATTTTGTCTGCATCAATCAGTCTCATGGTTATCCCTCACTTTCTCAAAATAGAATTTGATCGCTTTCGGATTTTCCAGCACATTGCCGTAAACGACGCCGACCTTGTAAATGTAGTTCTCTTGCAGTTTTCGCGGAATCTCTGCAATGTATCGTCTGAATGTTTCAAGGTCGTGTGCGCGTTTGTAATGGTTGCACATACGGCAGGACGGCATAAGGTTTTCAATGCCGTCCGTGCCGGAATCCTCTGGGTTCCACGCCCTCTGCGGCTTGAAGTGGTCTACCTGCATATTATTGTAGGCAATGTGGCGGCCACAGTAAGCGCAATGACCGTCAAATTTCTTGTACACCGCAACGCGGGTCTTTTTACTGATTGCCATTTATTCATCCTCGCTGTATGTCGTGATTTTATTGTGGATTGCTTCTTGAAGTTGTGTCATTCTGATATCTCCTCTACAAATGCCATGCTCTGGCGCAGATTGAGGGATTCGGGATGCAGCACATGTCATTTTTGTAAACAGGGCATTCCTCGCAGCTTTGATTTTTGCATAACATGTTTACCGTCTTGAAAAATTTAACTGCGTCCATAGTCTCACTCCTTACCAATCTGCGTTTATAACCACAAAATCGCCGTTTTCTATGGCGCAATCGACCAGCATCTTAATGCTTACCCAACCGAATACATCGTGTTCTCTTGCAAAAGTTACAAGGTCTTTTGCCTGTTCGGATGTGAGCGTCATATCTTTTCCATAAAAATCGCGTTCTGGCTCTTTCTCGCGGATTTCATATGGCACATAATAGCCTATTTTTTCGAGATACTCTTTCCAGACACGCCCGCAGGAATACTCATAGTCTTGCATTGTGCCTTTGATTGGCTTTCCGCAGTGCGGACATTTGCCCACATCGTAGCGGCTGACTGTAATATCAAATACCATTGCGATTACTCCTTATCCAACCCGCGGGCTACATACTGCCCATAGGTCAAGCCAAGGGCGGCGGCTTCGCGGGTACATTGTTCTATCGGCTTTATTCTCTTGATTTCTTTTGACACCACGATTTTCTTTGGCTTTTCAGCATTTTTAGCAATGCGCCTTTCCCTGCGCCGCTTTAAAACTTTCTCGCGGTTTTTGTGATATGCGGCACGGGCGGCGGCGTTACCTTTTATGCGCTTGCACTCTTCGCAAAATCGCGTCTGCCGGTTTACGTTTACCATAATGCTGTCGCAGCACTGGCATGGCTTTGTTACAAAAATCATTTGCTTTTCTCCTTTGCCGCCCAGACTTGCACGCCGTGGTCGGTCAAATAGGCTTTTACCCACAAATCGGCGCCCGCGACATTCTGCACATTGTCAAGCTGCTTTTTGTTTTCCGGAGTGTAGATACCATCGAGCTTAGGCAATACAGCTTCGGCGAGGGCTTTCTGAACGTGGGCAATAGTTCTGGGGGACAGGTTGGCTTGCAGCATGGCGCACCAGACCTCGTTATAACAGCGTGCCGCGATGCGGTCTGACTGCTCCTCTAGCAGCTGCTTTGTGACGAGCTGTGCAGCGTTCATGGCGTCGGAGGCCAGCGCGTGGCGTTTGGCATAGCATTTCATGGGTTACACTTCCAATTCTTCGATAAAAATTTCTGTGCGAGGGTTTTCTTTGTCGTACATTACGCGGGAGCCGTCCGTTGCTGCTACAATGCTACTGTTGTCGTCCTTCAAAATCCTGGCATCAACCAGAATATCCATGATGGCGCTTTCGAGGTTTGTTTTATCAACCTTGCGGCGTGTAGGCATGTAGTACAAGCACTTGACGTTGTAGCGGCCGTCCAGCGGATTTTTTGGCGCCGGGTTTAAATACATCTTTGCAGCTCTTGCGTACTTCAAGTAGGCTGCGCTTGGCAGAACTTTTGCGTACTTGCCCTTATGGCATACCGGGCAGTGAGCGCCTACGTATCCGATGCGGGGGCTGTTCTTTTTGGTGATGGGGGGAAGACTAATGGTGTACTTGCATCTCATAAACTGCCCCACTGTTCTGCCATTGCGGCGGCGATGCCGGGGAATGTTTTGCTCCTCACTTTTGCCGAACGGCTGAAAGTGTCTTCCCATGTTCTTGCTTTTCCGCTCGGCGTCACACCAAACATTGCGGCGTTGTCTGGCTTTGGCAGACCCGTTCCGTGCAGCAGAGGAAGGTTGACAAGCCATAACGACGTTGCTTTTGTGACGTAATTTTCCGTATCATCTGTGGACTTTGCGAACATATACGGCGAAACCGTTTGGTCTGGCTTGCGATATGCTGTATTCATAAATCCGACGGGGCTTTCGATTGCAATTCGTTCTGCGTTTGCTGTTAGGAATTGCATAAAAAACACAGCGCCTTTTGCCCTATCTTCCCAACGTGCAACCACTTTTTCTGGAGGGGTACACCGTAGGGAAAAGCTGCGCGTTGCAACATTGCTAAGATAGGTGCAAGGCGGGTGTGCAATCAGCAAATCCCACTTGCCTACATCATGAGCCTTGCCGTCCATCGTTACGATTTGCCCCCCATCGATTGCTTTCAGGGCATCACCTAAAATATGCCATTCCGGGTGTCCTCCAGACGGTTCCTGGATGTCACAGCTGTACGCTTCATGTCCGCGTTCTCGGAACGCCTTGCAGACTGTCTGCGATTCTTCACAGGCAACTAATACTTTCACGGTGCTATCTCCTTTACTTTCGCGTAAAATTTCTCGCTGTACAAAATGTCCAGCAGGCGGGGATTTTGGGTGTAACCTGCGGTGCGCAGGGCGGCTTCGGCGTTCCAACGTTTGGAATACAGGCGCTTGGAGTGGGTGATGTCGCCGGTAGAGCGGGAGTAGGTGATGATTTCAAAGCGTTTCATAATCAGAACGGCAGGTCGCCTTCATCCTCAATGAGGGCAAAATCATCGGCTTGACCCTGAGAATAGGCGGGCGGTGCTGCATCAGGTTCACCCTGCGTGCGTTTTGCGGCGTTCTGCGAGGCGGGGCTGGTACTTTCCTTACTGCCGCAGAAATTCGCGTTCTGGGCCACGATTTCAACGGCTGTGCGGTTCTGGCCGTTCTTGTCCTGATAGCTGCGGCTCTGCAAGCGGCCATCAATGGCAATCAGGGAGCCTTTCTGGAAATACTTGCAGACGAACTCTGCCGTCCTGTCCCATGCAACAACGTCCAGCCAGTCTGCCTGGCTCTGGCCGTTGGCGTCACGGCGTCCGCGATCACAGGCGATGCGGAACGACGCAACATTCTTGCCCGTCGTAGTCTGGCGAAGCTCCGGGTCACGCGCAAGGCGACCCATGA